AAGCCGGAAAGATTTACTTCCCGGTGGATAAGAAAACAGACACCTCGGTGCAGGAGTTTATGAATGAGATTTCCCTGGCTGCGCGGTCAGGGTTCCGATCCAAGCACGATGACTTCCTCGATACCGTCAGTCAGCTTCCGTTGTTGAATGCCTGGAAGCCTACCGAAACGGGTGAGCTGTCACAGGACGATGAGACGGGGCTGTGGGAAATGGATGATGAAGACGAAGACGTTGGGCCAATGAGTTCATACATTGTTTAATAGGGGATACCTATGAATTTACAAGATGTGATAGACCAGTTATCAGGTAGCGAGTTATCGAACCTGTTTGTATTTGATGACGACGTCGGGACGATTGACGTACCCAGTCGAACGAAACTGATCCCTCAACTAAACCTGGGGATGCAGTTGCTGTACAGCCGGTTCTTCCTCAAGGAAGGGACCGAGGTTGTTAACATGACCGAGGGTGTGTACACCTATCCGCTGTCAAACACGGATGTGTTGCGGATTGAAAAGGTTGAGGACATTGCCGGTAATGAGTACTTACTGGATGTGGAAGGTGAACCGGAGTCGTTGATGCGGCCTAACCTGCGGACGCTAAAAACACCCGAAGCCATGGAGCCTATGACGTTGATTGTAACGTACCGGGCAGTACCGCCCAAGCTGTCAACCGCCGATGCGGCCATGGAGCCAATCCAAGTGGATGTGGATCTGCCATACACTTATATGGAGCCGTTGACGCTGTTTATTGCCAGCCGGTTCATGAATCCTATGGGCGCCAGTGAAGGGTTTCACGAGGGGAACAATTACGCGTCACGGTACGAAGCAGCGTGCCGACAGTTGGAGATGCAGAATTACGACCTGGATCGACACGACGACAACAACCACTTTCACAACGCCGGCTGGGTGTAACAAGAAAGGCCCCAAGGGGCCTTTCTTTATTTACGCTCCTGTTGAACCAAAGCCACCTTGGCCACGGTCTGTGTCATCGAGTTCAGTCACAACCATCAAGTCTGGTGTAGCAACTGGGACAATGACAAATTGAAATAGCCGGTCGTATGCTTTCCAGGATAAACCAGTCCCATTATGGATACGTACGCTGACTATCCATTCCCCTCGATAATCTGCGTCAATAATACCTACCGTGTTATTCAACGCTAGACCACGCTTCACCCCCATACCTGAACGTGGGTAAATCTTGGCAACATGTCCTTCAGGTACTTCGGCAGCAAAGCCTAGTTTAATCTTTACGCCTTCATCTGCTTGTGGTTCCACATAACCATCTTCAGGCATAAAAATATCATACCCCCCAGATTTACTGGTTCCTCTTACCGGACATTTAAATGCTGTGTGCATTGGTTTGATATTCATTTCAACACTCCTCGTTTTATTTAAATACCATGTGTTTAATTACACATGACTGGGGTTAAAGACCTATGCAACAAACTGAGCAAAGTCTTGATATAGACGTAACCAATACGCCGTTAACACAGTGGAAGAAGGAACCCACTGTAAGAGACCTGAAGCGTGATATTACAGAAGCTCACGCAGATCACCAGGATCAAATAAGTAAAGTTAATGAGTACCTCGACAACCTGTATGTAACTGGGTCCGCGAAGGTCAATGCCCCAAAGGGCCGATCACGTATGGTACCCAAGCTTATCCGTAAACAAGCGGAATGGCGGTATGCCTCCCTGTCCGAACCTTACTTGTCCACGGACGACTTGTTTAAAGCCAAGCCGGTTACGTGGGCAGACAAAGAAGGTTCACGCCAAAGCCAAATGGTTCTGAACAGTCAGTTCAACTTCGACATTGATAAAGTTGCCTTTATTGATGAGTACGTGCGTACCGGTGTGGACGAAGGCACGATCATCTGTCGAGTAGGGTGGGAGTTTGAAGAGGAGCCCTACACGGCCCCTGTCTTTGAATTTATACCGGACCCGGCCGCAGGTGAGCTGCACCAGGAAATTGCCGCGATTAAAGAACGCAACCCTGCCGAGTATTACGGGGAGGTGCCGGAAGAACTGCAGGCAGCGCATGACATCACCCTGGAAACGGGTGTACCTCACTCCCCTCAAATGGTTCCGGGCGCCACAGAGGAAAAGACCCGCACGCTGGTTAACCGTCCTACCGTTGAAGTCTGTGACTACCGCAACGTCATTATCGACCCTACCTGTAAAGGTGATATCGACAAGGCAAGCTTTGTTATTTACAACTTTGAATCGTCTATGGCGGATCTACGTAAAGATCCTAAATACACCAATATTGACGAGATCAATGTCAACAATCATTCACCCCTAGCGGAGCCTGACCATGGAACCGAAGATAGTTCAAATTTCACGTTTTCTGACGAAGCCCGTAAGAAAGTCGTCGTTTATGAATATTGGGGATATTGGGATACTGATGGTTCTGGTGTTGTACGCCCTATTGTCGCAAGTTGGGTAGGCGACACCTTAATCCGGATGGAAGAGAACCCCTTCCCGGATAAGAAAATTCCTTTCGTAACTGTCCATTACCTGCCGAAGCGTCGATCAACCCGGGGCGAACCTGACGGTGCCTTGCTGGAAGATAACCAGAAGATTATGGGTGCCACCCTCCGGGGCATGATCGACATTATGGGTCGCTCTGCCAACGGTCAGATGGGGATGCGTAAAGACGCCCTCGATGCGGTGAACCGTCGCCGCTGGCAGAACGGGGAGAACTACCAGTTCAATGGCAACGTCGACCCACGGCAAGCCATGTACATGCACACGTTCCCGGAAATTCCGCAGTCCGCCATGCTGATGATGCAGTCGCAGAACCAGGAAGCGGAAGCCCTTACCGGTGTGAAGTCCTACAGCCAAGGCGTCTCGGGTTCTGCCCTTGGGGATGTTGCGGCCGGTGTTCGCGGTGCGCTTGATGCCGCCTCCAAACGAGAACTGGGTATCCTCCGTCGTCTCTCCAATGGCCTGTGCAAGATTGGCATGAAGATCATGGCCATGAATGCCGAGTTCCTGGATGAGCGGGAAGTTGTCCGTATTACCGACGACGAGTTTGAGGTTATCAATAAAGACAAGCTGGCCGGTCATTACGATCTGAAGCTGGATATCTCAACCGTTGAAGAAGATGAAAAGAAAGCCCAAGAAATGGCGTTCATGTTGCAGACCATGGGTAATAACATGGATCCGGAACTAAGTAACATCATCCTCTCTGATATTGCCCGCCTACGTAAGATGCCCGCATTGGCTAAACGCATTGCCGATTGGAAACCCCAACCGGATCCACACCAGCAAGAAATGCAGCAACTTGAAAAGCAGAAGTTACTGGCTGAAATACGCGAGATTGATTCACGTACTGCAGAGAACTATGCCGAAGCACAAGTAGACGAAGCTAAAGCAGGTGAGACTCAAAGTAAGGCGGATAAGAATAACCTGGAGTTCGTTGAACAAGAGTCCGGTGTTACTCAGGAACGTGACCTGGAAAAGATTGCACGGCAATCACAGGAACAAGCCAAAACAAAAGTAATTGAACACAACCTGAAAGCGGAAGAAGACAACAAGAAACGGTTACGTGATTACTTATCTGGCTCGAAAGAGTAAAAAGTTGTGATAAATATAATTTATTTGGTTATCGTTCTTTTAAAGTAATTACTTATTAACTCAATCGCACTAAATGGGATGTATATGAGCCAGCAAGAACTGCACGAACTGGAAAGTAATATCAAAGACCTTAACGAGATGGTTCAACTGGGTAATGCCATGGATCGTCTGCGTAAGAATCGCGACTTCAAAAAGGTAATCGAAGTGGAGTACCTGAAAGAAGAGGCGATACGTTTGGTCCACTTGAAAGCTGATCCGAACATGCAGGATGAACGTGGACAAGCCCGGGTACTTCGGGATCTGGATGCCATTGGTTCGTTTACACAGTACCTCGATCTGGTCATGACAAAAGCCGAAGCCGCCAAGGAAGCACTCGATGAGTGTGAAGACCTTCGCGCTGAACTGGAAGGAGCGTCTGAATAATGAGCACATCCAACCCGACCACTGAACAGAGCGTCCACGACGACGCTCTGGGCATGTCCGACGAAGCGTTTGCTGATCTGGATCCTTCGGTGTTTGAACAGGAACACGACGAAGAGTCTGACCTGACCGAAGATCACGATACCGATGCTGACGACCTTGTAGACGATGAGTCTGCCGAGGACGACGCAGACCAGGATGACGCTGATGACGGGGAAGGGGAGGACGCCGATCCGCAGGATGAGGCGTCCGATTCAGACCCGGAAGACGATGCTGATGCGGAATCAGACGGTGATGAAGACACCGATTCTGAGGACGACAGCGAGTCTGACGAAGAGGAAGCCTCCGACGAAGACGAAAAGAAAGATGAGTCCGAGGTGGACTTCAAATCGGAATACGAGAAGTTGATGGCTCCGTTCAAGGCCAATGGCCATGAGATGAAAGCCAACAACGCCGAAGAAGCCCGTCGCTTGATGCAGATGGGTGCGAACTACAACAAGAAGATGGCTGCGCTCAAGCCTTCCTTGAAGACCGTGAAACTCCTCGACAAGCACGGTCTGAATGACGAAGGACGACTCAACCATCTGATCGACCTGACCCGTGGGGATAAAGGGGCGATCCAGAAGTTACTGAAAGACTCGGGTGTAGATCCTCTGGATCTGAACTCCGACGAAGAAAATGAATATCGACCAAACACTTACAATGTTGACGACCGTGAGATTGAGTTGGACTCGGTACTGGAAAGCCTCCAGGACACACCGACCTACAACCAGACTCTCGACCTCGTCAGTAATAAGTGGGACGACGCAAGTAAGCAGATCATAGCGAATAACCCTCGTGTACTGGAGGTTCTGAACGACCAGATGGCCAATGGCGTTTATGGACGGGTCAGCACTGAGGTTGAGCGACTGCGAGCGTTTGGTCAGTTGAGTGATGTATCGGATATCGACGCTTACAAGACGGTCGGTGACCGCATGGCAGAAGAAGGCAAGTTTGCGGATATGGCGCCAAAGCCAACACAAACACCTGAGAAGCCCGCTGCACGCCGAGCCCCTGCAAAGCGAGAAGATCCGGATATCAAACAGAAGAAACGGGCGGCCAGTTCCACCCGAACCAAACCCGCTTCCAAACAACCGTCTGATTTTAACCCACTGGGTATGTCGGATGAGGAGTTTGAGAAGCAGTTCGACTCAAACCTTATGTAATTAAAGCGAGAAGCTTATGCCACAGTCCTATAACGATCCAGTCGACGGTACTCCGTCCAACATCGGTACCCAGATCCGTACCGATAGCTACATCAAGCGCGCACTCATTGAGATGCGTAAAGAGCAATACTTTGGTCAGTTGGCCAACGTAACCAACTTGCCCAAGCACATGGGTAAGAAGATCAAGAAGTACCACTACCTGCCGCTGCTTGATGACGCGAACATCAATGACCAGGGTATTGACGCCACCGGTGCCACGATCGCTGACGGTAACCTGTACGGTTCCAGCAAAGACGTAGGCTCCATTCCTGGCAAAATGCCGATCCTGTCTGAGACAGGTGGTCGTGTTAACCGGGTTGGTTTCAAGCGTAAGGAAATTGAAGGTTCCATCGCCAAGTTCGGTTTCTTCGACGAGTACACCCAGGAATCCCTGGACTTTGATACCGACGCAGAACTGATGATGCACATTAACCGTGAGATGCTGAACGGCGCCAACGAGATGACTGAAGACCTTCTTCAGATCGACTTGCTGAACGCTGCTGGCGTGGTCAAGTTCGCCGGCGATGCTACTACAGACGCTGAGCTGGATGAGGCTGACGAAGTGACTTACGGCGACCTGTTGCGTCTTCAGATCGACCTGGACAACAACCGTACTCCGAAGCACACCAAGGTGCTGACCGGTACGCGTATGGTCGATACCCGCACGATCCCGGCTTGCCGTGTGATGTACGTGGGTTCTGAACTGCAACCTCTGCTGGAAGGTATGGTGGATCTGCATGGCGATAAGGCCTTTATCCCGGTCGAGAAGTATGCGGCTGGTGGTAATGTCC